CGACGCTCTTCCGATCTAAGCACAAAATAAATTAAAATCTTTATCTACTAAAAAGAAAAAAAATTGTCCATTACAAAATCCACTTGCTACTTTATGTAAATGCCATTATTGTGGATCTACTATGAGAAGAATTGTTACTAAAAAAGTAAATTATCCAATGTTAAGATGTAGAACTAAAGATTGTCCTAATATGAGTGCTAGTCTTTATGATATAGAAATAAAAACTATTGAAGAATTAGAAAAGAAAATAAAAGATTTTAAATTCTTTATAGAAAATTATAGTGATGAAATATCTAATAAAAAGAAAAAAATAAATGATGAAATAGAATTAATTAATAAAGAAATAAATAAAAAAGAAAAAATGATTGATAAATGTTGTGAAATGCTAGAAGAAGGCATCTATACAAAAGAAAAATACCTTACTAGGGTAAATATACTAGATAATGATTTAAAGGCATTAAAAGTGGCTTTAAATGACTTAAAACAGACTAATTTTGATGAAAGTGATAATATTATAAAAACTATACCTAAATTAGAACTTGTTTTAAAGGAATATTGGAACTTGGATGCAGAACAAAAAAATAAAATATTAAAAACTATAATTAATAAAGTTATTTATAAAAAAGATACTAGGAAAGTAAGAAATGAACCAGATATATTTGATGTAGAATTAGATATAAAATTTATTTAGAAAGTTAGAGTTGACTTTCTAATTTTTTTAATTTATTATGTAATTAAATTAGTTATCATTTTACTGTTGATGTATAGATGGTTTAATGATAACTGTAATATCTTACAGTTGAAGCTATGAAACTTTAAACCGAATAGTCTGGTGGAGCTGATGCATAAAATCCACTCGGTACTAAATGAATTACTTCCATGTTCGCTTATACCGTCAAGATAGGGAGTGGAACGACTATCTCAAAAAAACGGGTACAGGTTGGTCTTGGCTAGGTTATGGGCTATACAAGGGAATATGGACTAGCAGTATTCAATGCTTGTATAACATGGAAGAAACTTTTAAAAACTGCACACTGAGAATTATTAGTTGTAAAAAGTCTTGCTCGTTTGAGTAGGGCTTTTTCTATGAAAAAACAAAGCATTATTCAGCTCCTAAGAATTATCAGTTTAGGTTATCAGTAACAATTAAGTAATTATTAAATTAAAATTTTCATAGAAAACATTAATCTTTATAAATAAAAAAAGAAACTATAAAATTAAATTATTTGTTTCTTAATTCAATTTCATAATTTCTATCTATTTTATTATCTATAATAACAAGATTATTTGAAATAATATCTAATGACTTAGCTATATTATTATTACTTTCAGTTAATGTTTTATTACTTTCAGTTAATAGTTTAAGCATTGAGTTATTATCTTCTTGTAGTTTATTGGCTTTAATTCTATCTTGTATAAATACATAGATAAATAAACCAGCCATTACAATAGTTCCACCATATTGATATATAGAACCCATTAAATCATTTAATTTCATATTTACTTCCTTTCTTAATATTTAAAACCTAAAATTTTTGTAATGTATATATAATTTGTAGTGCTATTTATTGTAGGTGATTGACCACTCCTAAATGTAATTGTTGAATAAGTCTGTGGTGTAATAGAAGTGCCATTAATTGAAACTATAACATCCTTTTTATAACTTACTGAACCAGGATATGTTATTGATAAGTAAATATTTTTTCCATTTGGAGAAGTTATTTCTTTTGATCCAACTGTTCCATCATTATCTATAAATTCAATATAAAATTTATCATAATTAGAAGCATTATCACTTAATGTAATTGTACCAGCAGAACCAGTTGTATTTGAATATAATGTTGTTCCTTGTATGGCTTCCATAACATCTATTCCATTTAATGCTAAACTATATTGATTAGTTGGGAAACAATTTATACTTACACTTGAAAGTAATCTATCCCAAAACATTAATGGAATACCTTTATATAAAAATAAATTATATGTAGTTGAACCTATTTTATCAGTTAATATTACTTTTACATTCCAAGAATAATGATTATCTGCATTAAATTGAGTTTCTACATTATCTTGAATAGTTGTTAATGCTCCATAACTAGCATCTGTTGTCTTTTTTATTTGGTATTGTATAGTTATTTCATTTTTAGAATCTAAACTAGAATAATCTGCATTTACATTTAAATTTGTTTCTGTATAAAAGTTACTTTCTCTTTCTAATGTAATAATTGCAGTTGGTAAAGACCATTCTAAAACTTGAATAGTTAAATTTTGTGTTGTAGAGTTTCCTCTACTATCAGTTATAGTAACTGGTATAATTAAATTTTGAGAAACATTTAAAGTTCCTACATTAAAAGTTATAGAACTAGAATTTAAAGTTTGAGTAGTAACTACTCCATTTACATTAATACTAGCATTTGTTAAATTTGCATATTTTAATGCAGTAGCATTTGTTATATTAATTTTTAAGGTTGAATTATTTTGAATTATTTGTTGGTTATTATTTGTAATAGAAGTTGTAGTAGAATTGGTATCTAAATAAGAAACACTAAATGTTGGATTTGCATTTACTATTGATAATGTTACTGCTTTATTAGTATAAAATGTAGAACCATTAATAACAGTTTTAATATAAAAGTAAACTGTTCTATTTTTTGATGTTGTAGTAGCTTGTCTTAACACATTTCTTTCAGCTTCTGTTAAATTAAATGTATAAGATGTACCAGTTTTTGATATGTTTCTATAAACTATATCATCATTTGAACCATTTAAACTTATACAAGCCTGTAAACTTGAAACATCATTTCCTGCACTATTTGAATATGTAATAGTTGGATTTTGTGTATCATTAAAGTTTGGAGCATTTGTTATAGTTGCACTTCTTGGAATATTAGTTAAATTTACTGTAAATCCTTGAGAAGTTGAATTAAATCTACTATGTGAAATATAAGAAGATACATATAATGCTTTAGATCCATCTGTATTATGATTAATAGTTAAAGTTTTAGAAAATAATTGAGTGTATGAATTATATGTAATTTTTTGACTACTTGATATTGATTGACTATAAGTAGTTCCATCAATATTAACATAACAAGTACCAGTTCCATATGTTTCATATCCTTGATTAGTTCTCCATGCTTGAACTTTAACAGTTACATTTGAAGTATTATTTGCTACACTATAAGAATTTTCAGTAACAATAATTCTATATTTAATATATGTATTGCTTGTGCTAAATGTATTACTTGTAGCCATTAATTATTACCTCCTACATTTACAAGACCTATACCATCATTGGTAATATTATTATTACTATCATATAATGTTATTGGTATAAATCTTACTTTATTACATAATGTAATTTCTTCTTCTATTACACTTTTCTTTTGATGAAATTCATCACCATTTACCCAATATATTTGATTTCCAAGTCTATCATACCCTGCAAATCCTACTGTATTATTCATTAATACATAACTTCCATCTGCTCCATACATTTTAAGACCATTATTATTTAATTCTGCTATTAAATTATTAGCAACATCATATACTTCTATATTTCCATTTTGATTTAAATTAGAACCTAGTTTTAATGTTCCACCTTTAATAAGATTAGCAGTAAAATTAATTACATTTATTTGTTCCATATTTAATACATTATCAATAGTCCATGCACTTTGAAAGTTACCATTTATTCCAGTTTGTGAAAATCCTATTCCACCATTATTAATCATAATTACATTTGTTGCATCTTCTTTTGGTAATATATCAACTATTAATATTTTATCACCTTCATAAATAACATTACTTGAACTCAGAGCATTCCATATTTTATCTTGTGCTTCTTGTAATTCACTTGATAAAGTTATTTGTATGTCTTGATTAGCTTCTGTTATAGCATTTTGAGTTGAAGTTGATATTGAACTCATTAAATTAGATAGTTTTTGTGTAAAATTTCCAAATTCTAATTCTGTATATTTTTCTAAAATACAATCATAATCATAAGATATAACATTTGTTAATAGTGTTACACCTAGTCTTTCATCATCTACTTCTATTACATCTCCTATATCTGTTATTTTTTCAATATTGGCTTTTATAGTGTAATTTAATTTAGGATAACAATTTATATTAACATAATCTTCTGCTTGTATTCTTAAATCATCAACTAATGCTTGTTGATATTCTGCTTCAGTTTCATAATCTTCAGAATTAATACTTTGATTAAAAGATATTGTTTTAGTAAAAGGTATATCATATGATACTCCAGAATAAACATATACATCTTGTGTATTATCTAAAGCATTCAATAATATTCCATCTTTACCTACTGGCATTAGTTTAGTAACAACATTATCCCAATTTGCTTCACAAGTAATAGATTTTAAATTTTTACCATATCTTATTGTTACTCCATTATCTTTGCCTATACTAGACATTATTTTAATAGTCCAGTTATCTCTAACTAAATGACCACCCCAACGGTCTATTATTGTTTGTATGGCTTCATATAGGCTTTTTCTTACACATCTAAAGGAATTAATCGAAGTGATATCAGAAATGGTTGTAAAAGGACTTGTAGTGTCTGTGGCACTATTTAAATAATCTAGTGCATCATTACAATCTTTATCAACTACATAACTATCTTGAATCAAATAATTTTTACTATCATAAAATACATGATAACATTTAGCGGTGATTTTTTTTCTAGTAGAAGTTACATTTGAAATTCTAAAGGCTTGGTCGCCTTGTGGTGTATTAGCAACAACTATATTTCCTTGTGCTATATCATTAATATAATCTAAATTAGTTTCTAAATCTAAATAATAATTACCATTATCTTCTTTATGAACCTTTGCTTTTGTTGGAATTATTATTTTATCTCCATTTGAACTGTATAAAGTATCAGTTGAACTAAATAATTTTATCATTCAATCACCTTCTTATTAATCTAATATATAAGTTATTGAACCTTGTACAACTGCTTCATTACTTGTAAGGTTCATAACAGAACCATAAATATATTGAGTATTTGTACTATAATTATAAAGTAAGTTAAACGATACACCTCTTTGTACTCCATTACTATCTGCTATAAAATTTCTTATCGCACTTATTAAATAAATATTTTCTTCAAAATTAACATTAGTATAATTTGAACTTACTTTCGCCCATTCAGGTATTGTGAAATTAAAATGAGCCATTCCCATTGAACTACTGCCATTTGCTGGAATTGTTGCTACAATATTAATTTGAACTGTTTTACCTACCTTTTTCCAACATATATCTATATATCTATTTGAATTTCTATCATCAACTACTCTTTCAGTAAATGTTTGTACTGTTTCTAAATTTGTTGCTGTTTCATCAACATAATCAATAGTTTCACTGATTTTATCATCAATAATTTTCATACTATAAGTATTTTTAGTTTTATCATCAGAACTAGAAGCACTATTTATTATTTTGCCTATATTATAATCTAAAGGCACTACTTCTACTTTTTTTATTGCTTTCATAATAATCCCTCCTATCATTAAAATTATTATTAATATTATTTTTTTCATTTTCTTCCTCTTATTTTTAATGTAAATTTATAATCATCATTAGTCCACAAATAAAACATATCATTTTCATACTTTATATGGTCTATTTGAGGACTTTTTATTATTTCTAGGTATTCTTGTATTGATACTAGATAATTCTTTAATTTTAATAGATTTTCTATTTCATAACTATACATAATTAATTACTTGATTTTGTATACTCTATTATTACATATACAGTACAAGGAACTGTTGGATAACTACTTCCTGTTTGAGCATATATGTTTTTATTTATAGGATTATAATATGCTCTAAACTTATCTGTATCTGTAGTCCAAGTGTAATTTGTTGATGTTGGGTCTGATTGTGAAATTCCCATAATAAATGTCATTGTTTCTATATTTAAACTAGAAACATTTTCAGTTGATGCTTGACCTGAAGTTATATTTAAAGTTAACACTTTTCTATAAATTGGTTTATTGTCAATCCATACTTTATTTGTTTGTATTTCATTTGTAGAATAAGCTTCTTTATCTTTTAATTCATTAATTGCTCCTACTAAACTCGATTTTTCTGTTGTTTTTAGATTTGATAAGTTTCCAATTTTTCCTAGTAATCCACTTTCTAATACATTCATTGTATTATTATAGTATCTATATAATTTATTATCTGATTCATTTAAATATAAACTTGTAATACTTGGTGTTTCTCCATTATTCCAAGTTGAAGAACTTGTAGCAGTATATATTAAATCATTAGTAGAATTATAATATTTATCACCAGTATTAAATGTTGATGGTGCAGTTGTTATTGTTTTTAATGCTATGATTCCACCACCATTACCACCAAAAGTTTCATCTGATAATTCATAACCATTTGGTATATATTCAACAAAAGTTAATTCAGTACCAGTTCCACTTGATCCAGTTGTTATAGCAGTTCCATTTAATGATAAAATTAAAGAAGTTGTATTAAAAAATAACTTATCATTTTCTTCAACTGTTGGCATTGTAAAATAATAATTAACATTATTATAAGTTAAATAATAATTACCACTTTCAGTACCATCACAAGTATAAACTATATCATCATTATCCCAACCAATAACACCATCTGTTGGTACTCCACCAGTTAAATCAATTCCATCATATATTTCAGTTTGTCTAGTTCCATTAACATCTGTAATTGTAACTGTTGTAGTTCTATCTACTTTTGAAGTAGTAACAGTTGGATCTATACCATCATTAATATCTGTTGAAGCTACACCATTTTTATCAGTAATAGTAATAGTTGTAGTTTTACCACTTCTTGAAGCTGATATTGTTGGACTTACTCCATCAGTTCCTGGTTCACCTTTAACCATATATGCTTTTATATTTTCTTCTGGTGCAGTTGATAATTCAATTTCATCAACTCCATCAATAATTGTTATTTTAGGCATATTACTCCACCTCCCATGTGCAGTCTTGTAAAATTATAAATTTACCTTTCATAATTGTGAAAATATCATCATTTATATTAATTTGTAAATCATAATAATAAGTTCCTGGTTGTATATTTCTTGTATCTTCTGGAGCAACTCTAACATTATAAGAATATATACCTTCATCTTCATCAACTAAAGTTATTCCATCATTTAATTTTTTTTGAAATAATATTTCACTTTCATCTGTTAAATTATCTCTACAAGTAAAATAAACATTATCTAATTCTTTATTAATTCCTTCTGTTTTAAATCCTATTGAATATGTATCTCCTCTTACATTTTTTATATTTTTTATATAAAAATTCATATTTTCACCTCCTATAACCATCTGGAATAATTACTAATTTCTATTTGTGTTACTGTACCACTCCAAGAAATAGTATTATTTCCTACATTTAATTTAAAATTATCATAATTACCAGTAATATTTCTATTTAATAAAGTACCACCATTATAAGCATTCATATTAGTAGTATCTATTGTTATTGATGTATAAGTTCCTAAATTAATTTCAAATACTTGAGTATTATTTAAATATAAATCAATATTACCAGTTCCAACTATTGTTATTGTTGGTCTTGAAAAATAATTGCCTACATTTCTTATTAAAATATTTCCACTACTATTATTATTTACTAATTGTAAATCTAAAGTGAAATTTACAGCAGTTCCACCATTAATAGAAAAATAAACATAATTATATGATTCTTCTTCTGTTATAGTTGCACTTATACTTTCTGTTTGATTATTTGCTAGTGTTATATCATCATCACCAAAAGAATTACTAATAGTATTATTTATAAGTCTTATAGAACATTGATTTGAATTTGTACCTTTTGCTAGAGCATTTAATGTATAGCTTCCATTTTCTAATGTTAGTTCTGTTATAGGTATAAGTATTTCAGTATTGCTTATACCAGTTCCACTTACTGATAATGTTCCATTTGAATATGCTACTGTTAATTCATTTGTTGTTTTTGAGTAATTACTAAAATTTAATAAATTATTATTTATATTAAATATCTTTTCATTTTCTTCTGCACTATATTTAAAAGGTTGAACATGCATTTTAACAGTTGCTTCTTTAAATCTAATTAATCTATCAAAATCAATTTGTTCAATTATTTGATAATTATAATATTTATCATCTTCATTTGAAAATGTAACAGTTCCTTGACTATTAAAATATGAAATTATTTCATTTACATCATAACTACCATATAATCCTATTTTAAATTCTTTATCATATGCTCCATATCCTAAAGTAGTAACTATATCACCATCTCTACCATCTATTTCTTCAACATTTGTTCTTATTCTAGGTTTAGAAATAGGTGGTAAACTTTGAATTAATAAACCATTAATAGTTGTACTACTTACTCCATTTAAAATTATATAATTATTCATTTTTACCACCCTTTCTATGTATATATCGCATTTTCTACTGTTCTTTTAACAAAACTTCCAACTTCTTCATCATCTAATTCTATTTTCATGCCCTCTAGAGCTTCTTCAAAGGCTTCTACAAGTGATTTATAGTTTATTAGATTATTTATACTACTTGGACTTGTTCCGTTTATATTTAAGCCATTTAAAGCCATATTTGGTTGCATAGCTTGTTCCATATCACCAGATAATGATTTTACTTGATTAATTAACTTTGGACTTGCTTTATCTAAACTATTAGATAATCCTTGAATAAAGTCTGGCATCCATGTTTCATATTCTCTTAGTGGACCTTCATCTGGTCTTGAGAAGTGTAAGAAACTTTTAATTTTATTAGCTACACCTTTTACTGCATCTCCAACTTTTCCTATCATAGCTTTTATACCATTAATTAAGCCTTGAATCATATCTTTACCCCAATTAACCATATCTCTAGGTAAGTTTTTAATTTTATCAATTATAGTTGTTACTATTTTATATGATGTGTTTGCTAAATTACCAAACATTGATGTTATACCTTGAATTAAACTTGTTATTACTTGCCCACCATTTTCAATAAATTTTGGTAGACCTTCTATTAACCCTTTTGATATTGAAATTATAATTTTAGGTATAAATGCAATTAATTTTGGTAATGATTGTATTAATCCATTTATTAAAGCCACCATAATTTGAATTGAAGCATCAATAATTAATGGTAGATTTTCAATTAAAACTGTAACTATTGTTTCTATAATTTGTGGAATATAATCTATTAATTGTGGTATTGCTTCTGCTAGTCCATTTATTAATGCTACTAGCACTTGTACACCAGTTTCTATAATCATTGGTAGGTTATTTAGTAATGTATCTACTATTTCTTTTATAATCTTTGGTAGCATTGCTATTAATTTTGGTAATGCTTTTGTTATTCCTTGAATTAATGAAAGTATTCCTTTTATTCCTACATCTATTAATTGTGGCATCATTTCTAATAATGTTCCAATTATTTCTGGTATTAATTCAGATACTGCATCAACTACTGTTGGTAATACATTTAATATACTTTGTATTACAATTTTTACTGAATCTACTAATGTTGGTATCATTTCATATATACTATCAACTATTATTGGTAATAATTTAGGAATTATTTCTTTTAATAATGTTGTAGCCATTGAACCAAATCCTTCTATAACATTATGAATTCTAGGTAATAAATTATATAAAGAAGTTATAAGACTATCAACAAAGTTTCCTACTAATTTTTCAAAATTAGCATTATCATCTGCCATACCAGTTAATAAATTTTGCCATGCAGACTTCATTGAATTAACTGAACCACTTATAGTTTCACTTGCTTCTTTTGAAGTTGTTCCTGCAATTCCCATTTTACTTTGCATTACACTTATTGCATTTACTATATTATCAAATGACATACTAGAACCATCTACTGTTATTCCTAATTCTTTTTGTACATCTGTCATTTTAGATGCATCAGCAATAAGTCTTTGCATTTCAGTTTTAGTACCACCATAACCTAATTTTAAGTTATCAAGCATAGTATAATTTTGTTTTGCAAAACCCTGGTATGCCGACTGAATCATTGACATATCAGTACCCATTTTATTAGCATTATCTGACATATCTATAATAGCTCTATTTCCATATTCTGCAGCCTTTTCAGTATCTCCACCAAGTGATTGAATTAATGATGCACTAAATGAAGTTACTTGTTCCATATATTGATTAGCACTTATACCAGCAGTTTTATAAGAATTTGATGCATATTCTTGAACCTTTTGAGAACTATCTTTAAATAAAGTATCTACACCACCTACTAATTGCTCATAATCTGCATAACTTTCTATTGCTTGTTTACCAACATTTACTAAAGCACTACTCATTGATTTTATACCACTAATAGCACTATTAATTGCTTGAGTTCCTAAATTAGCAAGTATTCCTTTAAATACTGTAAATCCATCACCAGCAATTTTAGTCTTTTTAGTTACATCATCTTCTTCTTTTCCAAGTTGATTAAGTTCTTTAGTAGTTTTATTTACTTCTGCTTGTGCTTGATTCATTTCAGTTTTAGCTTTAGATACTGCATTATTATATTGAACTTGCTTATCTTCTAATTGATCCACAACCTTTTGTTGGTCTTGATATTCTTTAGAAGTTTTACCAAGTGTATTACCTATTTCATCAAGTTTAGCTTTTTCTTTAGTAAGTTCATCAGTTAATTCTTTTTGTGCTTGTGAACTTTTGCCATATGTATCATTCATTTCATTGTATTTATTTTTTAAAACATCTAACTTTGCTTGTTGTTGCTCTAATGTTTTATTTAGTACATCTGACCTTTGTGCTATTGCTTGAGTTGATTTATCATTTTTATCATATGCACTTGAAACAACTTTCATTTCTGAGCCAACTTCTCTTAAACTTTGATTTATTTGTTTTAAAGCTCTTTGATACTCATTTTCACCATTTAATTTAATGCTTGAACCAAATCCTGCCATATTATCACCTCCTTTAGAACCATCTATCGCTTTCTTCTTGTTTTTCTTTTAATTTTTTATAAGTTGTATTAGATGCTTTCATTAACATTTCTTTATCAAAATCATTTTTATAATGTTGATATAATGTTAAAAATAATCTAAATGTTAATCTACCAATTTCTTTAGTAGTTAAATTTAATTTAGTTTTCCCAATGAAGTAAATCCAAGTAAAATCTATTATTGTATCCTCTTCATCTTCTTCATCAGGAATTATGCGTTTTTTGATTCATTTTTTGCACTTTCTATAACTGCTTGATTAATTTTTTGATTTGCTTCTTTTAATCCTATTTCAGTTATTATTCTTCCAACTTGTTTCATTGTTAAAGGTTCTTCTTTTTCTTCTCTATCTTCATTAGCTATATCTATACCTTCATTTATAGCTTCACAAAATACATATTTTAATGCTTCTATATCGCATTCTTCACCACCATTTGGTTGAATTAAATTAGTCCAATTATTAAAACTTCCATATTTTTTTTGTAATGTTTCCAATACATTCATATTAAAAACTATTTCATATTTTTTTCCTTTATATTCTATAAAAATTATTTCTCCAGTCATTTCTTTCATTTCATTTTCCTCCTTATTATTAAAAAATGGAGTAGGGTATTAACCCCACCCCATATATGGTTTTATGCACTTACAGATGGATTAAATAATCCTTCTAAATAATTTACTGCTTCTGCTTGAGTTGAGAATGTATTTTCTCTTCTCCAATTACCATCTGCTGGAACTACAACAGAACCAGTTAATTCATATGTTGAGAACTCAACACTTTCGCCCATTGTATTATCACTTGCACTTGGTTCTGCAAATTTACATTTTGCTAAGAATGTTGCTCTAAACATTTGAACATTGTCAACCATGATTCTTACTATTCTACCTACACCAATATAAGGTGCTACATCATTTACATTTGAAACAACTTCATTAGTTTCTGAGTTATATTCATGTCCTAGAATTTCTGCCATTGTTTCTGCATCCATTCTATCAATTCCCATAGTACAAGAACCACCAGTAACTCTGTTATCACTTTCGGCTAAGCTATCATCAGCATATAGTTTTGCATCACTATTAGTAGGTTCAAAACTAAAACTAACTGCTTTACCTGGTTTTTTTACTGTTCCATATGTAATAGATCCATCATTTTCATTTACTGTTGCTATTGCATATCTAAAATTATTTAAACCTATTTTAGCCATTAATTTTCACTCCTTTCGATAGCAAAGCATAATGTTTTATGATAATAACCAGTATCATCTTCATACATATCTGTTGAAGTTCTACTTGGTTGCCATATAAATCCATTATCTTTCATTATTTTTTTTATTTCTTTAACTATATTAAAATAATTTCCTTTTGAATAAATATCAAAATCATAATATGATACATAACCTAAAATTTCATTATCTCCTGCATAAGAATTGTCTATATTGGTTTCCATATAAGTTACATAAGTAGTTGATTTACCATTATACCTTAAAAATTTTACTGGAATACTTACACCATCAACTTCAAAATTAGTAAAAATTGATTGTATTAATTCATTCATATTTACTCCTTAATATATTTCTTTTGAACTTTTAACATTTCACTTTCTATTTGGGATTTATTAAAAGACTTTCTAAAGAATGGTTTTTTTGCTTCACCACTTGATGAACCAAATTCTCTAGCCCTTACTATTAAAGGAACAGGAACACCATCATATGAATATGTTTTTCCTTTTTTAGAAGTTACACTAAATGATTTTGAACCTTTTTTATGATAACCATAAAAACCTACTTTAGTATTTACACTACCATTTTTGGTTCTATATGTTTTAGTTACTTTTAAATACTTTTCTAGTTTAGAACTATCTTTAAAACTAGACCTCATATTTGAAATAACATTTTTTCGAACTATTTCTGCTCCAGCTTGTGTCATTTCTTCAATCATTTTAGGTGTATTCTGTTCCAACTTAGTAAGTTCATTTATTAATTGAGTAGGTAACTCACATTTAAATTTTGCCATTATTTCATCACTTCTTTACATTGCATTTCAATTTCTACATTTGCTTCATCAATATTATTTAAATATTGAACTGAATAAGTTTTATTATTAAATGCTACTAACATATCCCTGTTTGAGTTTTGACTATTATAATAAGCATTAATTACTGTTTGTGAGTATCTTATTGTAAAATTCGTATATGCTTTTTCAAAATCACTATCATTTGCTATTAAAGTAAATCCTCTAGTGGTTTTTACTTTTGCATATGGTTGCAATACTACTACTTTATTTTCTATTGGAAATCCTTGACTATCTTCTGTATCTATAACTTGATAAATAGTAATTTTTCTATTATATTTACCTGCATTATTCATTATTTACTCCAGTTGGAAGTAAATTATTTTGATGCATACCAAGTATAGTTTCAACAACTTTATTTAGATTTGAATTGTCAACATACATTGACCTTGTATCATACATATCTTGGCATAAGACAAAGACAACAATAATTAAATCTTTATAATTATCTAAGTTATCTTCATCAATACCAGTATAATTTAATATATAATCTTTTGAAATGTCTATTAATGTAGTTAAATAATTTTGTTCTGATTGTGATACTTCACTTAATCTTATATAGTCTGCTATATCTTGATAAGTTATATCACTTATTTTATTTATATTATTCATAGTTACTCCTTTCTTTTATTTTGGAGTTTTGCCTAAACAACAAATAATATTAATTAATTATTAAGCACTTGGAGTTGTTCCAGCCATTTTAATAGCTGATATTTTTTGTGGATCTTCAATTTTACTATCAAATTCTAACCATCCAACTACTCCATATGCATGTTGAGTAGCATATTTTTCTCTTAATACTTCGATATTAATATCTTCTGAGAATTTAGTTGCTAGACCACTCATATCACCATAGTAAACTGCAATTTGTCCTGCTTCCATTTCTGGCATATTATCAGAAACATATACTGGTTTTCCTAATAACATATTTTTAAATGGACTAGATAAATCATAAACTTCAGTTAATAAGTATGATCCAGTATTAGATTTTAATTGTCTAATAGCAGTTCTTGTAGCTTCATTCATAATCCAAATAGCATTACCTTGGAATACATCTTTAATTTGTCCTTGTGCTTGAATTAAATCATCAGCAGTAATTGTACCATTAGCAGTTACAATATTAGTAACTGTTGATAAACCAGTAACATCTCCACTACCATTTAATAAAGCATTTTCAATAAATCTTGAAATATCATAAGCCATTCTATCAACAACGAATGCTACAATATCAAATTGTGCATTATTTATTAATGAACGAGATATTAAACTTAATGCTCCTGCTAAATAACCAGTTAAAGTTATATTAGTGAATTTACCAACATTACTTTCTAATTCTTGGAATTCTGTTGCCCATGCTACTGTAATTGATTGAGTAGATTCATCATAGTATGGTAATTCTAATTTTCCTTTTACATTATATTTAGTTGATTTATCAAGAATAGGACAAATATCATAAACTTTTTTAATGATACGATTAGCAATAGTTGTTGGAATTAATACTCCACCACTATTAGAAGCTGGTGTTAAGTTTGAAGCTCTTTCATTAAGAACTGTACCTCTTATATAGCTTTCAAATGCTCTTTCTTCTAATGCTCTTTTTTCTTCATCACCACATTTTCTTTCTTCTTCATCTTTTGGTAATGATTCTTTTTCTATATCTTGTCCTTCCATTTTATCAAATTCTCCTTTCAATTCTAATGTTTTCATTATTCTTCTAACATTATCTCTGATTTCAGCTAATTCTTCTGCTTCAGCTTCTGTTAGTTCTCTTTTTTCTTCTTTGGCTTTATTTAAAACTTCATCAGCTCTAGTTATAAAGTCATTTTTCTTTTCGATTAGTTCTTTTTCCATATTTTTTATTCCTCCTTCATTTCCTTAATCATATTTTCATATTTTGAATAATCTATTTCTTCAACAATTTCTTGTTGTTTAGGCTCTTTTTCATTTTGCACAATATCTGTGCTTTCATTATGTGTATTTTCTACACTTTGCACAGTATTTTCACTTTCATTGTGTATTTCTTCTCTTATTGATACTTCATCAATAAAATCTTCACCTCTAAAGTGTAATTCACTTTCATTATCTCTAGCCATGATTAATGTTCCATCATAAGCTGGTGTTTTAGATTTATCTAGTATTGATACTTCTGCTAAATCTAAATCTTTTACTGCTCTATATGGCATTCCTTTTTCGATAGTATTTTCTACTTCTCTATCTTGGAATCCAAATGACCAACCAACTAATTCACCATTTCTAGCTTTTTTTATAACATCTGGATCTGTTATAGTTGCTCTTGCCTTTAAACCTATATTATCTTCTTCAAGTTCTAAATTTCCTTTTTTAGTTGAACCTAAATCTCTATCCCAGTCATGGTTTAGTAGTATATGAACATCATCATTTCTTTTTAATGCCTTTTTAAATGCACCTTTACATATTCTTTCGATAAATTGTCCGACTCTACTCATTAAAGGCTTACTGGATCTTTCTATGGCATTTACATAGCCTGTTATTTCAACACTATCTTCTTTTACTCTTATTTCCATCTTTCATCACCTCCTAACCATTACTAGAGTTTCCACTTTCTTCAAATTCTGTATCTAAAACTTTATCAGTTAGTAAATTTTGAATACTTTTATCTGTTTCGCTTTCTGCTCCAGTTTTTACTCCATCAGTTGGACTTGTTACTGTATCAGTATTTGGTGTGTAATATTGATGTGTATTGAAATCAAATAGAACTGCTCCTAAACCTACATTAGCAACATCATAACCTTCTATATAATTCATATTTTCCATTCTTCTTATTTCATTAAATGATAACCATCCAGTTTCTTTTGCTATTTTATAGGCTTCATATCTTTCTTTTACATTAGCTTTTATAATTTCTTTTATATCAAATTCAAAGAACATATTTTTCTTTTCTTTTTCTAGTAATAATTCTCTATTTAAAGCAGTTTCAAATGCTTTTGTTATAGGATATATTGCTTCTTTAAATGTTGAATAAAAGTCATTTGGGTATATATGAAATAAATTATTAATTTCATCATTTAAAGTTTTTCTACTATCATTCATTTGCATTTCTACTGCATTATTTGAACTTTCTTGAAACTCTATCCCATTATTAAGAACAACTACATTTTCTTTGTTATTACCATATAAGTTATTCCATGCTTGTTTTAATACATTTATTTCATCTTGTCCTAGTTTTCTTTGTGATTTTAAAAATCCTTTTTTATTACCACCACTTTTAACCATATTTAATTGATATAAAAGTGTATTATATGCAGTTTCTATTGCTTGACCTACTTCTTGAGTTAATCCAATACCAGTTGCTCCATCTTTAGTATTTCTTAAAAGTTTTATAAATTCATGTTTATAATGTGCTTCACCTAAAACTAATATTTGGTAGTCTTTAAATATTGGCTTAAAATTAGGTATTGTTTGTACATATATAGGTTTTACATAATATAATCCAGTTACTTCATTTCGGTTTCTTTTTATATAACAATAACCACCTTTATCCATAAGATAATCTTCAACCATTGCTTGTTTTAATTGCCATGCATCTAATGTATCTCCAGTATCTCCATTTAATAATCTTACTCTTGGATCATCTTCTACTGCTTCTACTCTACCTTGTTTATATTTATAAAGTTTTATTGGCATACTTGCTATCATATTTGAAATTAGACTTACTGCTCCACTAACTGCTGGAAGTGTTAAGGCTTGTTCTCTTGTTATAGTTTCACTATTCAATAAGGCTTGTAATAATACATCTGTGGCTACTTGAGTGTTTGCTTCTGATGATTGATTATTGGATTGTACTGTTTGAGTTGTACCTGGTGTATTATCTCTTTTTATTAATCTATCAAATAATCCCATGTTCTCACCTCCCTTTTTTATTTAATTATTATTATTTTTTACTTGTTGTTTTTTTAGTTGATTTTATTTTTGATTCTTCTTTTTTATCAATTCCAACTAATATAACTAAATTTAATTTTTTTAAATATTCATATCTTTCTTTTGTAACATTAAAAATATCTTTTAAGTTTCTATGTTTTTTTGGATTTTCTGGTTTAATTTCTAAACCTTCATAATCATCAAATGGTGTTGCTGCTCTTACTATATAATTTTTCATATTTGCTCCTATATTTGTTGGAAGATTTTTTTCTCTATCATTTGTTTAGCTTTTATAACTTTTTGTTTTACATAGTTTTTATATTGTTCATTTTTTGTTTCTTCAATAAAATCTAGCATATCAGCAACATGTCTATACATACTGTTATCCCATTTATAATTTCTCTTTGTTGATACACTATGTGTATTTGTTCTATTCCATATATGAGTTACTTGTGGGAAATCTACAAAGCTATTACTATGATCCACTATTCTATAATGATGAACTTTATCTTCCATTAAAGTTCCTTCACTAAACAAAGTATTTTTTAATATTTCAGTTTTTACTAATTTAGTCCATATAGCACATGTTGGTTCTATAAATAAATCCATCATTTTTTCGTGCTTTGGAATATCAGTAAACATATTTTCTTCTTTACCATTGTATAGTGAATAACCAGTTCTAATAATATCTTCATCTTCTATAAAGTCATTTAAATCTTCTAAAACTTTATCATTTATTAACCAGTCATCACTATCAATACACATTATATAATCTCCTGTTGCTTCCATAATTCCAATGTTTCTTGTTCCACCATTGTATTTCTTATAAGGAACTTTTATTATTTGCATTCCCTTGCATGTATCTATAAATTTTAAATAAAACTTATTAACTACTTCTAGCGAATTATCTTCACTCATATCATCTATAAATATAACTTCATAATTTTTATATGTTTGATTTAATACACTATTTAAGCATTTTTCTAAGTATTGACCATTATTATAATTAGGAATTATTATACTAAATTTATAATCTCTCTTTTTTGGTGGTTCTATTATTTTTAACCAATCTTTTGAATAATTAGGATAGTGATAAACAAAATTCTTTTTTAACTTTTCTATTTTTTCTAAATCAAAATTAGATAAATCTTGTTTTACTATATAACCCTTACCATCTGTTAGTTCTTTTACTGCATTTTTGAAATCAGTACATACACATGGTGTTCCAACAATTAGTGATTCATACATAACCATACATTGACTCTCTGATACACTAAATTGCCATAAACTATCAGCCCATGCCATATATTTATATGGATTTTCTTGCATACCTACCCATATTACATTATATTTTTTTAACTGATTTTTTATTTCTTCAACATAACCATTAAATAAATTACAACTTCCAACAACTACTAATTGATAATCTTTACCATATCTTTCTTCACATTTTTTTAAAGCTATTTCTAATTTATTAAAACCTTTGTATCTATCAATTCTACTTACTATAACAAAGTTATGTTTCTTTTTAGGTATGTCTACTTTTTCTTTTGATAATTTTATTATTTCTTCTTCATCAATTAAATTAGGAATAACTGTACTTTCTTTTCCATATACCTCTTTAAATTGTTTTTGTGCTTCTTCACTTACACATACAAACTTTTTAAAAGGAATTATAGTTTCATATCTTTCTTTACTATCTGCCAAACAATTATTAATTACTTGAATATAATTATTTCTTTTTACTTTTACTTTTTTTAAATTATAAATAGCATCATAGATAGCTAAATCAAATATTTCATCTTGGCATATATCTATATATCTTACATTTCCTATTGTTGACCATTTTTCAAGCATATTTAATTGAGCATTTTGGTCTGAATAAACAAATGTTATATCATGACCTGCTTCACTCAATACTTTTGCTCTATTATACATAGTTTTTTCTATTCCACCAGTTTCAAATGGACATGAATAATACATTGCTATTTTCATAGGCATCTCCTATCTCGATTTTATTATATTACTTTTTTATAGTTAAATTTTCGTATTTTTTTTCTACAAAACTTGTATTGTAAAGTCCATTTGATTTAGGAATACATCTTGTTCTAATAAATATACTGCATTTATTATTGCTACTAGCATATCTACTTTACCATTTGATTTTTTCTTATTAACATATAGATTTTTATTTGTATCATAAGTACATTTTGCATTTTGAAAATTAATTTCTAATAATTTATTTTCAGTATATTTAGCTTCACCATTTAATATTTTTTCTTTAAATAACTTAGTTGGTGAATGTAGTACACTTGAATGTTGTCTTATTTCTACTGTATTAAATCCTTCTTTTTCTAACTTTTGTGCAGTACTCATACAATTAAATCTATCATAACCGATAGCTTGTACTTTAACTCCATACTTTGATTCTATATTTATTATAAAATCTTCCACTACTGAATAATCTATAACTTTATCTCCACAAGCTATACATTTCATAGTTCTAATAAACTCTCTATAATTTATTTTTTCAAATGCATTTTTTTCTTCAATTCTACCTTCTGGTATAAATGCTATACTTTCAAATAAAATATTATTATCATCATCTGCACTTACCATTCCTATTGCAGTATTATCGTTTGTTTGTGATAAGTCTAATCCTAAATATACAACTCTACCATTCCAGTCTATATTTGAAACTTTACACTTTTGAACATCTGCTATATCTATATAACTTTCTGTTCCTTGACCTTGATATATAATATTACAATGTTTTGTTACAAAGTTTTCTCTAGCTGATTCTACTGCTATTGCATATGCTCTTTTTTTAAGTAAGTCTTGCCATATTTCTTTTATTTCTAATGCAACTGGATTACTTTGTTTTAATACTAAATCATCTGTTTCCCAATTCTTTGGATTGTCTGGCTCATATAATAAAGAAAATCTTGTATCATCTTTTATAATTTTATCTAATACTTTTTTACAATAACTTACTTCATCTTCAAATGGATTATCTATTGTTGGATATTTAGTAGAAATAATAAATCCTAGTTTATTTAATATATTTAATTGACCAGACCTCATGGCTTCTATTGGATAGTTAGTATTTAATGCACCAACTTCATCTGCACAAAATACATTTGGAAGTCTACCATCCATTCTTGATGTACTAAATGATAAAGGTGTATAAATACTTTGTTTAGGATTAAATTTTATATAATCCCTTAAAATCCTAAATCTTTTACTATCTTTATACTCATATATTAATGGTGAACTTCTTATTGTTTCACTTATAGCTTCACGAATTTCTTTAGATAATGCTCCATCTGGTGCTACTGAATAGAATTTTGAGAATTGTGGTTCACTCAAGAATAAAATTATAAAAAGAGTTGCTATTGTATATGTTTTAAAGTTCTTTCTACATATTTCAAGAACTCCAGTTTCATATCTTCTTTTATTTGGATTATCTCTATGTACTATACATAAAATAGCAGTGTAAAAAAACCATTGATAACCAGTAGTACATTCATATAATGTTTGTCCAGCTTTTAAACCTTTAGGCATTATAAGAATCTTTAATATTTTATTTAATTGGTCCAATTTAGATTCACTTAATATATACTTTTTATTTTTTCCATCACAAATTTTTATAAATTCTTTCATTTGAAGCTTTACATATCGTGGTGTAGTTTTTTTCTTTACTGATTTCTTACAATATTCATAAGCATTATTCATTATCATCACTACCATTTATTATTTTAAGTAGTGGATCTTCTTCTTCTGTCGTTTCATTTACATTATAATTTTTAATTATTTTCATAAGTGTAGCAACTGTTCTATTAGCACTATCAGTTGTAGTATTATAATCTTTTAATGCTGGATTAGAATATACATTTTTTCTACCTTTTACATATTCTTTTGTTACTGTTGCTCCATCTTCTTTAATAGCTTTTTCTAAATCATTTAACATATTTAATTGCACTTGGTATCTTTTAAAAGTAGTTAGAAAAAAGAAATTACTTTGAACTCCACTTTCTTCTGCTATTCTTATAATCTCTTGTGCTTGTTCATCTAAAGTTTTTTTAGTCATTTATATCACCTCATTACCTTTCATTTCATTTATTATCTCTATAAGTTTATTAACTTTATTGTATATCATTTCAAAATTACAATTTATGCAATAATCATTTTCTTCTGAATCTATATTGCTATCTACTGTGTAAAATATATCTAATTTATCTACCATTATTTGTCCCCTTTTATTTTTTAGATTATTTGAAAACTTTTTTATGGTTTTTTATTTAGTTTTGAATACTTTTATCCTACTTTTCCAAAAAAACTTTGAAAAATTGATAATTTTGTGTATTAAGGAGATCGGAAGAGCGTCGT